GTACAAGACAGGGTACTTGAGACTGTTTCAAAATTTGCTAATCAATGCCCTCCTGATAAAGAGTTAAGAAAGATTATTAAGATTAGGGATAATTTATTAAAAGCTATAAACGGATTAGAGAAGAGATTAAAGACCTTTAAATCTTTAGCAGATAAACTAGGACCAGCAATTTCTGCTGCTAGAATAGCTATAAGTACAATAAAATCAATACCTAGACCTACTGTACTTCAATTTGTACCAGATCCTGGAGCACTTGTAAAAGGAGTTCCCTTCTCTGCATTAACAAAACTTAGTGATAAACTAATCTTTTTAAACAAATTACTAGATTCTTTAGAAGGAGACAAAGAAGGTATAATGGGGGTAATATCTTCAGTATCTACAACAATCACAAGTCTTAAACAAAGACTAAGTATATTAGATAGTGCAATAGAAGCATGTAGTAAAAAATCACCAGATCTATCAGGAATTGTAGCACAAGTACAGCCACCTAAAAATACAGGATCAGAAGGAGCACCAACAGATGCACAAGGGAATGAAGATCCAAACTTCTACTATAAAGGATATAAACTAGCAATAGTACAAGATCCCAACTCACCCCCAATCGCACCAAGAAGGTATGCTACGGCTACAGATAATAGAGGAATAGTAGTACTTAGAGGACAATCATCATTTAGTTCAGACACACAAGTTCTATTAGATGAGATAAAATTTAGAATAGATAATCAATTACCATAACATAACTATTTATTAATATGAAGTTAGACTTATTAAAAAGATTAATCAAAGAAGCAGTAAAAGAAGCAGTTCGAGAGGAATTAGAATTAATTCTTACTGAAGATGTAAAACCAGTTAAAACACCTATAAGCACCGTAACAAAATACGAAAATTATAAACCACCAGTAGCAAGACCTATGTCAACAGGAGATCCTATTATGGATTTATTAAATGAAACTAGACACACTATGACTAGTGGTGAGTACCAGAATGTAATAGGTGATAATTCTACGATGGTAGATGGAGGAGATTATAGTGGATATAGTCAAAGTCCTGAACCAGGTATAGATCTATCTCAATTAGATTTTATTAAAAACGCAGGAGCAATATATAAAGCATCAGTAGAAAAAGATAAACAAAGACTAGGAGCGTAATGGCATTTAATATAGAGAAAATAAATCCCTTAGATTTACAGCCAAGAAAAGTAGTAGGAGTAAGACTCCCCTTTTCTTCTAGAGATGTATTTACCCCTACCTATACTACACGAGAAGCATTAAAATCAAATCTAATCAACTTTCTACTGACAAATAAGCAAGAAAGATACTTAAACCCAGATTTTGGAGCAAATATTAGATCTCTACTTTTCGAGCAATTAACAGTAGATGTATTAGATGTAATTGATTCAACAATTAGAAGAGGAATAGAAATATGGTTTAACAATGTAAGTATTATAGATTTAACAGTAGCAGAGGATCTAAATTCAAATACAGTGGTAATTTATATGAAATACGGAGTAAACTTTACAAATATAGAAGATGAATTGTTAATAAACTTTCAACAATAATGACTCAAGATAGAGATATAAAGTACGTAAATAGGGATTTTAGTGATTTTAGATCACAATTAATCGAATATGCAAAAAATTATTTTCCAGACTCGTATAACGATTTTACTCCCGCTTCCCCTGGAATGATGTTTATAGAGATGGCTGCGTATGTAGGAGATATATTATCCTTCTACCAAGATACACAGCTACAAGAAACATATATACAACACGCTAAAAATCCTGCAAACCTATATAACCTCGCTTATATGATGGGGTATAGACCGAAAATAACTACCGCTGCTGAAGTAGATGTAGAAGTATCTCACTTAGTAGATGCAATACCTAACTCCACATCAACTGACGTAGTCCCTGATTGGTCTCAAGCATTACAACTACCTGCAAACACTCGATTAAAAGCAACAACCACCGGTCAAACTAATTTTTACATAGATAAACCTATCAACTTCAACTTCTCAAGCTCTTACGATGATACACAAGTTACAGTTGAAAATGTAGATGGGTTAGGAATTCCAGTTAACTATAGGTTATTAAAAACAGCAAAAGCATATTCTGGAGAAGTTAGAACTGCAACAGAGGTAATTACTTCTGTAGAAAAATATAAAACTATAACAATAAATGATACAAATATAATAGGAGTTCTATCAATAACTGAAAATAGTGGGAATACAGTATGGTATGAAGTACCGTTCTTAGGACAAGATACAATATTTGTAGATAGTGTAAATACTTCTACTGATAAAGGAACTGTACCTTATTTACTATCTCTTCAAAAAGTTCCAAGAAGATTTGTAACTAGATTTACATCTACCGGACAATTGCAAATACAGTTTGGAGCAGGAATATCAGGGCAAGATGATACAATAATAACACCAGACCCAACAAATGTAGGACTAGGACTAATACCAGGAGGAATTAATAGGATAACTTATGCGTATGATCCTTCTAATTTTATCTCAACACAAGCATACGGTTTAGCACCCTCGAATACTACATTAACAATAAAGTACCTAGTAGGAGGAGGAGTATCTGCAAATATACCAGCAAACGCTTTAACAACATTAATAGGGTACGGAGGCAGTGTAACAGGAGATACCAGTACAGTTACTTTTAATAATCCATTAGCAGCAGATGGAGGGAGAGATGGAGATACAGTAGAGGAATTAAGGCAGAATTCAATGAGAGCGTTTAATGAACAAGGTAGAGCAGTAACACTACAGGATTATGCAGTAAGAAGCCTATCAATGCCAGCTAAGTATGGATCTATTGCAAAAGTACATGTAGTTCAGGATGAATTAACTAATCCTAATTTAAAAACAGATAGCATTATAGATAGTAATCCACTATCATTATCAATATACTCACTAGCCTATGATTACAATAAAAACCTAATAGCCTCATCAGATAATTTAAAAAATAATTTAAAAAAGTATCTAGCAGAATACATGATACTTACTGATTCTTTAAATTTTAAAGATGCTTTTATAGTAAATATAGAAATTCAATTTGATATTATTACTAGACCAGATTTCTTAGGTAAAGATGTATTGCTTGCTTGTACTAATAGGTTAAAACAGCATTTTAATATATCTAGATGGAATATTAACGAACCAATAAACCTTTCAGCGATATACACACTCCTTGATAAAGAAAAAGGAGTACAAACTGTACAAAAAATAACAATAATAAATAAAGCAGGAGGAGACTACTCAGAATACGCATACGATATTACAGGAGCAACTAGAAATAACATAGTATACCCTTCTTATGATCCAATGATTTTTGAAGTAAAATACCCGAATACAGATATTAAAGGAAGAATAACAACACTATAAGATGGCAGTATATAGAATATTTCCTGAGAAGGACACATTTATCTTTACAGAAGTACCAACAGGTAATGCAGGTAAGGATGAAATAATTGAAATAGGAGGATACTCAGATATTTCGGGTGTAGGAGATACTAACCGAATACTGGTACAGTATAATACTACTGAGATTCAAGATGTAATTGCCAATAAAATAGGGGCAGCAGATTATAGTGCAAGTCTACATTTATATCTAGCAGATGCATACGAAATACCAATTAACTACAACCTTTATGCTTATCCGGTTTACGGAGCATGGGATAGTGGTGCAGGTAAATTTGGAGATCAGCCAGTAAATACCTCAGGAGTTTCTTGGCAGTATAAGCAAGTAGGCTTATCATCACCATGGTTAGCAAATTCATTTCCAGGAACAGTAACTGCTTCGTATCAATCAGGATCAACACCGGGAGGTGGAAACTGGTATACAGGTTCAAATGGAGTAAATCTAGAATTTACACAGCTACATGTTCTAAACTCAACCAACGATGTAAATATAGACGTCACCACTGCAATAGACCTATTTAACACAGAAACAATAGATAATAACGGGTTTATCATAAAACTCCCCAACAATCTTGAATATAACCTAACAGCCTCTATCCGACTCAAATACTTCGGCGTAGACACAAATACTATCTACCCACCATTCTTAGAATTCAAGTGGGATGATAGTACTTACAATACAGGAAGTCTTTCAGTTAT